AGCATCTACAAACACCTCAAGCAAGAACTCCGCCGCCCGATGCTCTGTCGTTGTGATACGACCAGCTTTCAACATCCTGTCAATGTTCAACTGGTCAGTGATCCTGGCTCTAATTGAGCCGTCCTCACCCTGCTCCAGCGTCACGTTGTGATGCTGATGAGTTGCTTCGTTGCCCACATCATTAATTGGTTTGTCAGAAATCCCAGTCGGCGGCTGTTTCATGGTAATCCCCTCTTCCTTTGGTAGCGGTGAACGCCATTGGCTCATGCTCGTATTCACGATCCCTGTATCGCCCTGTTACAGGGTCATATTGTAAATCAGCCTGTCCGACAGAGCCTACCCACTTAAACCTGCATTTCCAGCTATGCACTTCGATGTGGGCCTCCTCTCGGTGAACGGTGATACCGCAGTCAGCCTTTGCAAACCATGCGGCACTACCACTGATGTGGTTACCGTTAGGTACTGGCATTTTGCCCTGATCATTCGCCCTCATCTTGGCGGGGTGAGCAATGAACCAGATATGCAGGTCATGACTACGGGCAAACTGAACCATGCGAGTAAGCATTTCACTGATCGCTTGGTGTTCTTGTTCCAAGTTGTTTTGAGCGATGTAATTGTACGGATCAACCACTAACCCACGACAGCCCAGCCTCATCACAGCCTGCTTCGTGCGCTCTATGATGTTATCAATGGTCGCTGCCTCGCCGTCCTTGCTCTCTAAGAAGGCAAAGTGATCGTTAACCCATCCTGTAGCCTCATCTAATTCAGAGCGGCTCATGCGCTCGTGTGCCCCCTCAAAGAATGGTTTGCGAGCATGCTTCTCTGCAAGCTTAATAATGTGCATCGGCGGCGGGTTCTCAAACGAGGCAATGGCAAACTTCCATTGATGTTGTTCCGCAAGATTAACCAAGACTGCGTCAATGAACTCAGACTTACCCGAACCAGGCTGACCTGTGACGATGGTCAGTTGCCCTTGAAGGATGGTGTACAAACCATCCAGACCATTGAAGCCAGTGCTCAACCCGCCCATCAGACCTTTCTCGTACAGAAAACTCACGTCATCGGCGTAGTCACTAGCGGAATACACACCAACCAAAGGTGTCGGAACCGCCTCATCAACCAACCTGCTTAGCTCTTCGGCACCGTGCCGTAACAGAATGTCGTTGGAGTCTTTGCAGTCCTCAGGTATCTCAAGGTGATAACACTTTGCACGACCCACCCGACGCATGATTTCTTCGCCAAGTGCCGCGCCTGGTTCATCATCATCCATAGCCAAAACAATTCTTTCGGCCTTTTCCAGAACCTCTTTTGCCGACCACAGGTAAGCAAACTTGCGGTCTTCACTTGGCTCCACCTTGCTGTTGCTGACCTTCTGGGGTGCGCCATTTGGGACGCTCACCACTAAGGTAGACGAGGACTTGTCGATTGCAGAAACAATAGCCAAACAGTCAAACTCCCCTTCGGTAATGATCACCGTCTGAAGGTTATCTATGTCAGCGTTCTCTATGCCCCAAAGGGTTCTTGCGCTGCCATCTTGAATGAAGTTTTTCCCTTCAACTGATCGCCATTTGATGGCTTCTTTGTCACCGTAAGCAAACCCAATAGCGTTAAGCTCGCCCTCGCCGCTGAAGTATTTGGTGCCAGCAACGATCTGATAACCGTCAACTAACTCTGGGTCTATGCCTCTGTTGCGTAAGAACGCATCGGCTAGTGCCTTGTCCGATGTCTTGGGAAAGCTTATTGCCTTTACAGGAGCCTTTGGCTCCATGCTCCAATCATCTTTCTTGTCGGAACTCACCTTGCCGGAAAGCTCGCAGTGCCAGCACTGAAACAGGATCGACCCTGCGTCGGGCTGTATGTTGAGAGTCTTCTCATTTTTCTTCTTCCTGTCTGGTGAACAGACCGGACAAACGTGCCGACCGGCACCCTGATTTCGTACAAAGTATTCTAAATCTGACTGGTTCAAAGCATCCTCCTTGTGAACCGTTGAATTTTGTGATATCAAACGAGAACGCCGTCACCGAGAACGTACTCACCCAACTAAAAGTTGGAAGAGAACGGAATCAATGAGAACGTTCTCATGCAGATAGCAACCTTCTAATCACACTCCTCACCGCTGTATCTCTCCTTACCCCCAAGTCCTCTCGGACTGTCAACAAAGCCGCACTCGTCAGCTCCGTCGCATCCACACCACACGCCTCACAAAAGGTAACCAGGCCTCCGTCTGTCATGAAAAACTTGATCGCGTCAGATCTTATTTCCTGATCTTTGTCAGCTAAGTCCTTCACCGCCAGCTTCAACACAGCCAACGCTGTATCTTTAGATGACTTCGACTGTGATTTCTGCCCTTGGTTCTTCCTTGTCGAGTCCATGATAGATGTGCTTCTCCTTAACCTGTCTATCGTTCGTGTAGGCAAAGCCTTCTAAACAATCAAGGATTACTGACTCATCCAGATCTGGGCGGCGCGTCCTGTACCAGATCTTCATCGTCACCCTAACGTCGCCCTCAAGCAGGTTATCTAGCTTGGGGCACTGCTGGTTGAACGCCTCAACGTAATCCCTTGCCTTCTGACTTTTGATAAACCGAGGCTTGCCTCGAAAGGTCACAAGCTTTCTGCTGTTGGCCTTGCTGGCAGGTTCTCCGTATATCGTGGTCTTGAAGATGTTGCACATGGTATCGTGGCTCGTTATACTTCGCAAGCTAACGGAGGAAACGTATGAGCAAGATCGGAAATTTTGTTTTGGAACAGGAAGATTGTGGTAACGCGATCTACAACGAAAGCGACAGGAGCTATGACTTTACAAATCAAACCAAACGTGAACATGGAAATGAAGGCCAGTGGAGAACCGATCCCAACGATACCTTGGGACTCAATGTTTTTCAAAGATGCCTTCGACATACCAGTCCAAGAGGACTCTATAAAACGGAAACTCCAAGCAGTTCGGAGTGCCTACAAACGTTATCTACTGAAAGAAACGAATCCCCCAGAACGAGAGTTCTATATCGGAAGGCAATACGTCGATCAAGAATTGGTCGTTCGCGTATACTGTAAGAAGGGGCCGATTCGTGAGGGTAACCAATAACCACAACCTTGCTTCACCGATTGTTGCAGCACTAAGCCGTGACGATTACACCCGAGGCAAGAGCCATCGATCAGTCACTCAACTGATTGACTCACCAAGGATACGGATACTGCGAGAGAAGCACTGGGACAGCCTCGAGGAGGACGTTTCAGAAAAGCTTTGGTCAGTGCTCGGCACCGCCGTGCATAAGGTATTCGAGGACTACTCTGGTGACGATGTGATTAGCGAGGAGCGTTTGTTCGTCGATGTGGATGGCTGGACTATATCCGGCGCAATCGATCTGCAAGATGACGAAGGCCCAAGCGATTACAAATGCACCAGTGTCTGGGCGGTGATTCACTCAAAGGTTGAATGGGAGTTGCAGTTAAATGCTTACGCTTGGCTTATGCGTCACGCAAAACAGCGACATTCAAAGCGGCTACGGATTATTGCGGTGATGCGAGACTGGAATCGGCGTATGGCTGATAACAGTAGCGACTATCCACAGGCACCCATAGCCACGATAGATGTGCCGTTGTGGAGTGAGCGAGATCAAAACGACTACATGGCAGAGCGAATCAGCCTTCATCAAGAAGCTGAGTTCGCCAATATCGTTGGCGACAGACTGCCTGATTGCACAGATAACGAGCGATGGGCTAAAGACCCAAAGTTCGCTGTGAAGAAGGGCACAAACAAACGTGCGTTGAGGGTGTTCGACAGTAGCGATGAGGCTGAGGCTTACATCAAGACCAATAATCTTGATAACAAGCATCACATTGAGCATCGCCCAGGAGAATACACCAGATGCGCTTCAAACTGGTGTCGTGTCGCAGAGTTTTGCGACCAATGGAACGAGCAGGAATGATTGAAAACGACAAGACCGTGTACGAAAAGATGCTGGGTATATGGTCAATCACCAAGATCCCAGCGTTACGAATGACTCCGCACAACGGAGAAGTGGGTTTCTTTTGGCAACAGGGGCCAATACTTCGGATGCCTTTCAAGGCTTTTGAGGATATGGCGCCAATCGAAATGGTAAATCTAATTGAGAAGGAGATAGACAAAGTCTATGGAATCAACGCAAAACAGTTCAGAGCCGACCTTAGCGGATATATGGCAAACCCTTTCAGCAGTCAACGTTGAGGAGTACGTCGAGACCAAGATGGGCCTGCGGTATCTGTCGTGGGCACACGGGTGGATGACTCTGATGCAGCATTATCCGAATGCAATCATGGACTTTCCGCCTAGCGAGGTTCATGAGGACGGTAGCGTGACCGTTAACTGCTCTATTGTGATCGGCACCTTTGCCCGTCACATGTGGTTGCCGGTGATGAACAACAAGAACCAAGCCATCGTCAGGCCAAATGCTCGAGACATCAGTGACGCAAAGATGCGCTGCCTTGTTAAGTGCATGGCCCTGTTTGGACTTGGTTTGTATGTCTACGCAGGTGAGGAACTGCCAAGGGCAGAAGAGTCAAAGGTGGAAGACAAGTCCCCCAAGAAAAAGCCTGAACCAAAAGCAAAGGCTGAACCGGCAAAAGCTCCGCCGCCGAAAGAGAGCGAATCTGAAATGACTGAGAATGAAGCCCGTGCGTTCGCGGCTGGGATGAGCCAGTTTCTTGAGTTGATGACTAGTGTGGATGGCCTCAATAGTTACTACAAAGAAAACATTTCAACCATCACAACGGTGCAGAACCAGTTCCAAGACATCTATAACGAGATGATAGCTGCGTTCAAGACCCGTAAAAAGCAAATAGAAGAAGGAGAAGCCGACAATGGCTGAGTACATTAAAGAAGCGTCGAACGGTAATCTGTACCCAGAGAGTCCTGAGAAGCGCAAGACCGACAAGTATCCTCACTTTCGAGGGCCGGTATACCTTACCGCTGCTCAAGGGAAGCTGCTTGTCGAACACTTCAAGGCTGGTGCTGACCAGGTGGAGATGCGTTTGGCTGGTTGGAAGAACAGTGGCGACAGGGGTTCGTACATTGGGTTGACGCTTGAGGTTAATAAGATTCGCAGTGAGCAGGAGGGATCTAGCCCTAAGAAGACTGAGGAACCTTATCGATTAAAGAACTTCGACGATCTTGTGAACGCAGATTTTGAAGATGACATCCCGTTCTAAAGATCTTCAAGACAAAGAGGCATGGTGTGCCGCTGGGGAGGTGGATGAAGGCAACTTCATCCGCAACCAAGGCTTTGATCGTGTAGTGGTCTTGCCTAACGTGGAAAAGGCTCGTGACAAATACACGCATGACATGAGGATATCGTTTCCATCAGACCTGAAAACAGTGCGGTCTTCATGGATTCATTCTCAGAAAATGTTTGGTCTTGACCCCAAGTACGCCATATCCCTCAACCGCAAGGATGTCGAGCGGTACAACAAGCTTTATCCAAACATTGTTATCGTGTTTGATATAGAGATGTCTGAGTACAGTGGTGTTCACTGGGCAGACCTGCACAGGATTAACACCCTGATCCGAAAGGGTATGGCGAAAGAGCATTCCTACAAGGATAGGGTCGGTGACAAAAAGGGAAACGCCAAGTCTAGCTATGTCTTTGACTGCCGGTGGTTTCCCGTGCTGCATAAGAGTGATACATGAACAACTGGCACGTTGTGTGTTTGGACTGCGATGTTAAGGGGTTTCATCAAGACTTCCCAAGGGAGTGTCCATTGTGCGAATCGAAAGCCCTAATGATAACTGATCTGCGCTTTACGAGTAGGTGGGATAAGCCAAAGGAGGACGAGGATGAGTAACGATGCGCTAGAGGAGTACCTCAGAGAGGGCGGTAAAATTACTCAGATTGAGTATGGCGTTGCCAGGGACATAAACATCTGCATGAACTGCAAGGGAACCTATCCGGCGCACGACCTGAAGATTCAAGGATCTGTACGCAGGTGCAGGAAGTGCCGCCAGCGCAGATCCGAACTGATATCTAAGCGCAAGACATGAGGTTGTTGATCACAGCGGTAGCCGTTCTACTTTCGGCTGTGGCTTACGCTCACGTCCATGAATGGCGACTGATTGATGAGATAACAACACCAGACGGTGAACACATTTGTAGCTGGGTCTGTGACCACTCAGGCCAGACCCACAACATCCAGACCATTGGGTGCTGGAACCCTAACGATTAGAAGATCAACATAAGATAAGACAGTCCGAACACAGCACCGGCAATGTAAATCCCAGCCAAGATTCCAGCCTTGACCTCGTCATCGCTCATGCTCTAGTTAAAAGCCCCACGCAGCCGTGACCCAACATCGATTGTTGGCAGGTCAGCTAATCTGGATAGCTCTGGGACAACCTCAAGCAGGAACCGCTCCCTTAGGTTGATATCTCTGATAAGCCTTTCCTTCTCGTCGGAACTTAAATCCATTCGCGTGATGGCTGCTTTTTCTTTCCTCAGTGAGGCGAGATCCCTTCTGACCATGTCGGTGCTACGCTTCATGCCTAGCAAGTGTTCCCTTCCAGCACTAAACCGATGAAGCTCTTCTAGCCTACCGTCTTCAGCAAGATCATTGTAAGTCTTGTAGAAGCGGTTGATGTAGTTGCTCATCTCATAGAACCGCTCTTTCTCTGCGCCACCAAACTCTCTGGTAAAGAACCTCTTAAAGAATGGGTACTCGGTGATCTTCATTGTAGGCAGAACGGCCCTGTTGTCGCCTTGCAGCGTCTTGCTTCTGAGTGCCAAGTCGCTTATCTCAAGGATGTATGCACCAAGTGTTCCCGTGTATCCCTTGATTAGGTACTCAGTTTTGATCGGGCTAACACCCAATACTTGACCTATCATCTTGGCAACTTCCGTTGTGCCAATGGTTTCTTGGAACTCTTGAGCCTCGCCTTGATCAACGAATACCGGCGTGATGTTTCGTCCTGTGTATGCGCTGTAGTTCGCAAGAACCTCAATGGCGGGGGCCACCGCCTGAACTCCAAACGGGTTTATTTCAAGCGTACTAACAACGCCTCGACCAAGGGAGCCTAATGTTTCTCGACCAGTCGCATCCCCTGTCGCGTAGCGTAACGCTCTCTCTGGGATCGTTTTGAATAACAAACCAACTTCAAACGGAATTGGATATCTAAACGCAACCCCGTTTGGCCCAGGGATAATCCAGAAGTTGTCTTTTATCTCTTCCGTTTGCTCTTGATATTGCTCGTCATCACTTACCAACATGTAATAAAGCGAGGTCATTGCGGCAATAGTTGCCCCTCGAAAGATGAATGACCTAGCCGCTTGGGCACGATCTAAGTTCTTGTTGGCATTTCGCTTGCCTCGAGCAGAATTCAGAAGCAAATCAAGACCTTGCAGTCGAGCATTCAAGAACGGTATTGCTGTTGTCAGTACCCGCATGACAGGGTGAGCGCCGCGACGAGCAAAGTTCATTACCTCTTTTGCCTGCCAAACAGCTTCAGCTTCATCGCCAGTGCGAGCTAGAACATCATCGTAAACCGCTTTTCTTGTAGCGAAGTCAGATCGTGTCGTGACATTACCCATGAAATTCCACAACCCAACAAAAGGTTTTGTGATGGATGCTGATGAATCTTCTATGTAGCCCCGCTCCTTCATTATCTTGTTGAGATAAGAGCCGATATCTTTTGGATCTTTTGAGTAATCGTAGCCACCAACGACACCTGCTCGCTCAAGCTCCTGCATGTCTTGAGTGAAGCCCTTCAAGGTGCTTGCAATAGGCACGAAGTTTGCGCCAGATGTCACATACGCTGACAGTGTGTCACGCATCATGTTAGCCATGATAAACCCAGGCATTCTTGTAACGGTCTCTCGCAACAGATTTGCTGGTGCTCCAAGAACAGTTTCAAGTGAATCAAAGCCGCTGCCAGCTAATGGCTGAAGCGACTGATACACCAACGGATCTTCGATAGTGAACTTGCGATCCTTGCCACCAACCCTGAATGTCACAGTAGGACGCCCGTCAATGGCCTCACCGGCTGGTATCTCTGAGCTTAATCCATAACGAACCATGTCTCTGACAACACGCTGCTGAGCAACGTTCTTCATACCCATATCGACGGCGGCACTAAGGTTCATCGTGATCGCGTCCAACAAAGGAACGCTTAACTGCTTCTCGCTGCCTTTGATCTTCTTAAAGCTTGATAGCGCAGTCAGTCCACCGAATATGTTTGGCACATTAGGTGTAGCTTCACCCTCTGCCTGACGGTAGAACGGGACGTAGTCTGATTGAGCAGCCCATATCTCTGCCATTTTCTCTGTCAGTACACCAGTGTCACGCAGGAACTTGATCGTGTTTCTGTTGTAACCCTGCCATGCGTCATACCAGTCTTTGATAATGGAACGACCGTTCTCATCAAGGTATTGCTCCGCATTACGGATGACCATCGCATGCTGTTCTGGGGTGCCTGGGGACTCTATGCCTCGCTGGCGCAAGCCTTCTGCTCGACGGGCAATGGCGTATGCCTGAGCGTCTTCTTCTAGCGAACCGTGTTGCTTTGTGAACAACATGCCCATGACATCAATCAAGCCTCTGAAGCTTTGCGTCTCACCCGCTCTATCAGATCCTTCTGTGAAGGTGTGGTTGAAGTCCACAACCTTGGTCAGACCATTTTCGTAAACAGGTATTCCGCTTGATATGGCTTGTGCAGTGATCGCATTAGATCTGTCTGCCGCCATGAGCGCAGGTATTGCTGCTGAACTAGCTAAGACTTCTCGGTCAAACTTATTCTTATATGCCTCAAGCTGAGCGTACTGAAAGATAGTGCTCTGCTTGTATCGAGTCAGGCGCTCTTCTATTGGGCCTTGCTCAAGAACATTCAGATAGGTTTCGCCTGGGGTCAGATCTTCTGGGTTGGCGATCAGCATGCTATCCATAGCTTCCTGAACAGACTCAGGTCTTTCGGGAGCCAAGGCTCTGGAGAACATTGCTCTTTCTTCTGGCGGCAGGACGGCCCCTTTATCGGGGTCAGCAGCTACGGCTTGTGCGTATGGATCTGATGATGGGTTGAACTTGGGAACGTATCCAGCCGGTGCGTTCTCTGCAACTTCAATGTTGCGTTCGACGGTTTGCTTAACCTGACCTTCAGGTATCTGCTTGGATGCTAACGTCGGCGCTCTTCGGCTAAACGCTGGGCCTTCTTCTTGGCCGTCAAATCTTGCAGCATCCCCACGAACAGCCCCATCTTGCCTTCTGGCACTTGGCTTATCATCGACGGTGCGCTCTCTGTCTGCGTCCCTGAGTGCTTTTTCAACTTTTCCACGGGGTACTCCTTCCTTCTCAGCAAGTATCTCTGCTGCATCAAGATAGTCATTGTCAGAGCCTCGACCAGGCTGAACACCCAGTGCCCTGAACAATTGTTTCTCAGGATACCACATCAGTGCTTGGAAGTCGGCAGTCGTTATGTCGTAGCCTTGATCTCTCAGGCGTTCTCTAGCAGCCTCTACAACCTCGCGCATGTAAGCCCGCTCAACAACACCCTTCGGGGTCGCTTGCAACTGAGGCTTCAGGTTCTTCACATAGGTGCCGGTCTTCTTAAAGATCTCAGGCTTGGTGTGATTGACACCCTTCTCTATCTTGTAGTCTTTGTAGAACCGCTGATATCTGCGCTCAAGGTCTCTGATGAAATCATCAAACATATCAGGGTCTTGATAGATCTCGGTGCGCGTCTGATCGTTACCCTTGAGAACCTCGTTAACAAGCTGCTTTGGCAGCCCGCCGCTCTTCTTGACCAAGGCTTTTAATTCATCTCGCCTATCGTTACGGGCAGAATCATCTAAGCCGTCAACAAATGGTCTACCGATTGCTCGGTTCCACATCCGCATCCACCAGATGTCCATCGTCAACGGGTCATAGTTCCCTCGAATGTTCTGATAGAAGCCCTGTCCAATCTTAGGCCCAAGGATATAGCTACCTTTGACCACCACATCAGCACCTTCAGCACTGGGAACCTTGATTGCATCAAAGCCAACCTGCGCGTTGAAGTCATCTGCAAACGCCGATAGGTCTCTAACGGTGAAGTCTTCATCTAAGAAGTCCCTGAGCGCCTGATTCTGACCGCTCTTGCTAAACTCGTTATGAAACTTGAACGCTTCAAGCATGGCTGCGTTACGCTCACCACCCTTATCAAACTCTTTCTTTGTCTCAGGGAACCGACCGTTCTTCTGATGAAACCGAAACATGTCCGTTGCCATCTCGAAGTTATCAACCACGGCCTGACCGTTTGATGTAACAGCAAGTCCAAAGTCAAACACAGCCTCACTCTCAGGCGACTGCATAATCGCAGGCTCAACCAGACCCATGACCTTCTTCGCGGTCTTGATCTTGCGGTCATACCAGCCGATAGCGTTTGAGTCGTTCTCTAGGGCCACAAGAGCCTCAGAGGCAAGCATGTCGGACAGTATGCCTATGTTCTCTTCAGTGTACTCAAACGGCGTTGTGCGGCCTGTAGCGGCCTCCCAGCGATCCTGTAATAACTGTGCCGCCTCAACCAAAGTGCGTTTCTTCTCTGGCTTGTAGGTGTTGTCCTTCATCTGCTTCAACTCTTGCTGAGTTGGTAACAGATCGGTGTTGGTCATGCCCATAGAAGCGGCTTGGCCTAGTGGGCTGAGCGGGGTTGTCCTTGAATACAGTGTCTCAAAGACCTCGCCGCCTGGTAACTCACCTTTTGTTGCGTTCTTGGCAAGCACCAATGGGCCGACTTGTACGACTTCGTCAGCAAACGTAACTGGTTCGCCGGTCTTTCTGTCGTAGAAATAAGAGTGCTTTCTTGGATTAAAGCCGACTTGCGTCCACGCAGGATCATTAATAGCTTGTTCTGCTATGGCTTTATTTTCCGCATCAGTTCTATTTGCAAACTGTCCATTGATCGTAGCGAACGGCCCTTTTACGCCGCCCTCCATGACCTTTTGAGCTTTGCCTTGAGGGGTTTTTGTAAAATCGGCGTTTGTTATTGAAGCCGTTGCTTTGTGAGATATTGGTGGCTGTTTGCTGGGGCTAACAATTTGATGGATCGTAGGAACCCAGACCGGCGGGTTGTTGTTAAGATATGCGTTAATGTCAAGGCGAAGCCCTACGTTCAAACCCTCATCAACAGGAGCGTTAACTTTTTCCTTTTGTTTCCTAACTCTGAGTCCTTCAATCATTTCAGCTTCTGTTGCCGGATCTGGAACAGAGTCATAAGGCCCGATTGTCCCAAGGACTATGGTGTCGTATTCGCTCCGAGTAATCTCGTTACTCATTAATTTTTTGTAAGCGTCCTCAACCTCTGGATCAACCGTTGTATCTACTTTGCGCTTTGATCTTTCATCCAAAGCCCTTCTGCTGAAGGATGGAGCGTCCTCATCACCAAGCTGTGAAATGTTTCTAGCAACAATGCCTTTAGTTCCTGACGCATCGATAGGCTGTGCCAACTGCTCAGGATTAATCATCTCGTAGAGAAACTTTGATTGACCAGACTTTATGTCAAACTTACTGCCTTCAGGCACAAGGTGCTGGTCTCTTGAGTCATCAAACTCTGCTTCGCCAACCTCAATAGGCTCTCCCACAGTAGCGTAACCAACAAGCTTTGCAGGCCCAGAACCTGTTTCCACTATGCCAATACGCTTGCCGACATAAGGTCGAAGCGAGTCTTTATCGCGGCTTTCGTATTTCTTCTGACCGCTAACGATCAAATCAGCATAGTTTATATCGCCATCAGTTCTGACATTGACACCCATCTCAACAGGCTCTGTCGTAACCGCAGGCCTTCTGCTGAAGTCTGCCATTCGAGGTTGACCTTCGCGGCCCTCCTCTTCGCCAGTGGTCACGCCTCTTGGCCCAGACACAGTTCCAGTTGCTGCATAAGGAGCCAAGCCCGCCGTTCGCTCAAGATACTGCAACGTTCTAACTTCTCGAGATCTACCACCTATACGCCCAGCACCAATGTCATCAATGATTGCTTCAAAGGACGTGAACCCTGAGCCATCTAAGGCGTTCTTCAGGCCAGACATGAACCGCTTGATTCGATTGATCAGTGCCCTTGGCTTGCCGACAACCAGCTTTTGATTAGCTCTTTGATCTCTTACTAACTCGGCAACCGCTTCTTCGTTCTGCTGAACAGGGTTTAGTTCCTTGTAAGTTGCTCTAGCCCAATCTAAATAGGTTTGATTGCCAGACTTCTTGAGTTCCTTCGCTTTCTTGCTAAGCAGACTCCATTCTTTCTTCTTGAACAAATCCATCATTCGCATTGCGTGGATGCTTTCGTGGTTCAGCGTATCTACGAGAGCCGCTTCAACTTGTTCTTGGGTCATAGATGGATCGGTCTTGATCGCATCAATAGATAAAAAGATCCTGTTGAGAGAAGGCGAGAAGTATCCTTGACTCATTAGACCAACAGCTTTGCCTTCTGGGTCAGCCTCTTCTTGGCGAACAAACGTGCGAGACCCTAACTCACCACCAACAACATCTTCTCGAGCAACCTCTTCGCCTGGCTGTCTAGGTCTGATGCCATAAACAACATTACCATCAGCATCTCTTGATGATGATCGAAGTGCGTAGTCCACATTTACAGGAACATCTGAAAGACCCAAGCCTTTCATCTCGCGCTCCATAGCTGCGTTGAACTGATCAAGAGCTAAGGTGTCAACTGGGGCTGGTGCTGGCAGAGCTAGTGGCGTTGGTGCCGCCACCTCAGGAATACCTTGCTCCTTCACATCAGATAACAACTGCGCTGCTGACTCCGCATCGGTTACACCAACCTCTTCAGCAAAGGCGAAGTCATTTATCGATGGGTTTGCCTGTAAAACCTCAACAGCTTTCTTGAACTGATAGCCGGTATAAGGCTTCAGCTTAAAGACAGGTAGCTTGGTTGGGGAATCAAACCTTGGAAGGGAGCGAAGCTTCTGTGCAAACAGCTTGAACTCACCCTCAGTCATCTGACTTAGGTTTGTTCCTGGTTTAACACCGGCAAAGCGTTCAGCTAAGTACTTCAGTTCTGGCGAGTCAATCGGTGACGTTATGTTTTTTGCTTCAAGAATGTTCTCTAGGAATTGTCTTACAGATCTTGATAACCCTGTGAACGATATGAATTTATCTCTGTAAACAGACTCATCAACACGACCGATGTTCGTATTAGCATTAGCCTGATCCGCAAAAGCTTGCGCCTCACCAGCGTTACCAGCGAACCGAACGATGCGAGGCATGTTCTTCTTGGGCTTTCCGGCATCAAGGTAATCTTGTTTCTCTTTGGGGGTAAGCTTTCTGCCCCGAACCACCTCACCAGCACTACTAACCACAACATAGTTAGGCACTGTCGCTTTCTTTTTGCGCCGGTCTTCTACCCGATACGTCTCCGTTTCAGGCAGACCGTTGACTCGAGTGTCTGTCAGGTTGACCAGCTTATCGCCTAGAACATCCTTAACTTCAGCTAAGGTGAAGTTGTTTGTTGGAGCCTTGCCCTGCTCCATTCGCTTAGCGTTAAGCTTTTGAGACGCTGTCATTCGCGCCTCTTGACGGACGCCTGCACGAACATCACGGATCACGTCATTAAGCTTCTCGCCCTCATAGAACCCACGGTCAAGGGTCGTTTCTGCTGCGCTATCAAGCGCAACGGACGTGTATGTTTGTTCTTCTGGGCTGTTGGCAGCAAAGTTATAGCTCTGAAGCGTCCTCTTCTGGTCATCGGAGTAAGCCTCTGGCGATGACTGAATGACTGCATCACCGCCGTTGTAGACAGCATCCACCTGTATCTGTCGGTTCAGAGATGAAGCTAGAGCCGCTGCACGGCCTTGGGTTTCACTGGGTGCCCCGTAGGTATAACCGTCGGAGTCAACGACTTGATATCGCTTGACCCCATCCTCGCCCAAAGGCTCAGACCGAACACTGAAAGAAGATTGAGCGGATGGGAAGTATATGCCCATAAGCTGCTTGATAGCGTAAGTCGAGTCTTCTATCGGCGTTTGCTCATTGATCGGCACCATGCCGACACGCTCTCTTACAATGCGAGACCGCTCTTCTTCTGCGCCTGGCGCAGCTTCACGCTCCTGCCTTAGGATCTCTTGGAACTGGGGGTCTAGCTCAAGGTCTCGGCTTAAAATCTCAGCCCTTGACGCTATGTCTTTTTCTCTTTGCTCAAGAGCTTTGCGCTCCTTTCCTAGCTCGCTATCAAAGGATATCTTGTTACGCCGACCGGCTACGGCATTCATCACCAAATCTGCGCCAGCACCAACCGCGCCGCCGATTGTCAGATCGTCATAAAGATTGCCACCGAGTAGTTCTAGGTTCTCGTTATATACGCCTTTCTCAATGGCATTCTGAGCAATGCTTGCTGTGACTTCCTGTATTGCCTCAGTGGAACCGCTTCTGAGTGCTGACTTGAGCATCTCCATAGGGTTACCCGCAATGCCATCGAATGCGCCTTTGTCTAGGCGCTTGAATAACGTCGCTGGAAGGGCAAGCTCAGACAGACCCACAAAGCCACCGCCGACAACCGACATGTCTTCTTGGTTCTCGCTGACCTCAATGCCAGCATCTCGAGCCGCCTGTATGCGTTGAGCTTGGTCTCCTGCGCCTGCACCAGCAGCAAGTGTGCCGCCTAGTGTGGCCTCTGCTGCGCTCATACCGCCCAGTGCAGCTACAGGCTTACCAGCTAGACCAGCAAGCCTCAAAACGCCCGCAGGGGTAAAGAACGAGGCCATAGAGCCTACGCCTTCACCGAACTTGGTTAGCCAGGTATCTCGGTACGCCTCATCGGCACCCATGTATTCATCAAGAAGCAGGCGGCCTTCGCGTGACGCCGCAACAAGGGCGTTGTCATCACCATCATCGATGACATTTTCAAGTCCAACCACATTGGTGGCTGCATCAGCAAGCTCACCTAAACCTTCGCCAGCAGATAAGAATGTGTTTGCAAATCCTCGAGGGATCGCCTTGAGGGTTTCGCCTGCTTGACCCAGCCCAGTACGCTCATCAGCAAACGGGTCAGGGTCAGGCAGATCCGCAAAGATAAGCTCTAACTCTTCCTCTGTTGGCGGGGAGTCTCCAGTGAGCTTTAGAGTTCGCCCAAAATCATCAGTTACTTGATATGTCGGCATTATATCTCTTCAACCTGAAACCTGCTTGTGTTGGGCTTAGTGCCAGATTTACCTTTATCTTGAACCAACTCATCAATCGTTATCTGGAGGGCATTTGCCGCCTTTTGTAGAAAAATATCTTGCGTTGCAGAAACGAATTCAGGCGACTTGCCTACCAATCCCAGATCTTTCATTGAGTCTGCAACAAAATCAAGAGCAGCCCTTCGGCTGGTTGCTTGTTGCTGAGCATTAAGCTGATCGTAGTAGTCCCTTTTGAGACCAATGTCTGCGAGTGCTTTGTCAATGCCGGTAGCAAAAGTTAGAACCGCCTGTTCCGCTCCATCTTGAGAGGCTCCGTAGCTCTTCAACGCAGCAATCTCTATCTTTTGAGACTCAAGTTCATTTGCTTGCTTTTGCACTTCGCTCTGGAACGCCGCATCAATCTCTGATTTCTTGAGTCCCATCTGCATTGCTTGCTGTCTTGCTTCAAGTGCTCGCTTCTGAGCATTGCTGGCGGCGGCAGCCTTGCCAGCGTCAGACAAGCCAGCGCCTAAATCACCTCTTGCGATACCCGCACCCAAGGCTATCAAGGCTTGAGATCCTTTCTCACGCTTTATGTCAGCAAGCTGAGACTCCATCTGCTTCTCATAATCAGACAACAGACCTTGATATGACAGTGTAGGTGACTTCTGCCTTCTTACCCTGTCGGCATAGCTCATCTCTGCTGACAAAACTCCAGCAGCTCTTTGTTGTATTAAATCGCTGAGCGATTCCATTTTCCCTTGACTAGCAACCAATCTATCTTCAGCAGACGTAGTGCCTTGAACGGCTATCCCCTCACCAGTGCCAGTCCTGTCTTCATCTTTGTTGCCTACATTTGATCTGCCCGATGCACTGGCACTTGTGTCTCCAGCAAGAGCAAGGTCAACAACATCAGAATTAGCAACAGAGCCTGTTAGTACGCCTCTGTTGCCATCGGCTTGAACGGCACCAGCCTGGTTGTTGGCTATATCAATCAAGTTCTCTGCCATGTTGAATTGAGACGATTGGCCTAGCGGTGAACCATAGATACCTTCTAAAGGAGAGCCTTCTAATGAAGCGGCTATTCTTTCTTGACTTTGCTCTAAATCAGCAGCAGCCGTTCCTGCTTCTATTGAGGAGAGAATGGGGTTTTCGCGGCCCCTTGCAATAAGTTCTGACTTTGTGCCTTGAGTCACAAATGGTAGCAGCGGTGCGTTTGCTTGCGCTTGACGAATTCTTTCCATCGACTCAAGCATAGCTTGTCTTCTGGGACTGTCGTTTATTGGCTGACTAGAGCCGCCTTCTGAACTCAAAAAGTCAAACGCCGTATTGGAAGGGTCGTTCTTTAAGAAGTCTGGGATCAAACCTGAGACAACCTCTCTGTTTCTGGCCTGAAATTCTGCATCAGTCAAGCCGCCCCTGACAGCAGGGCTTGCTTCTCTACCACGCCTTGCTTGAGATTCTGCGACTAGTTGCGCTGCCAAGGCAGAGTTATCAGCCGCTGGCAGGGCACTAACTGGAGCAGAGCCGTCAACGCTAGATGGCGCAACTTGATCTGAACCAAACAGATTCCCCACCCTACGATCACCCGTACCTTCTGGTGGTGCCAATGCAGCGTTAATCATCTGCCGATACGAGTCAAAGTCAGGCATGGCGAAGTCTGCTTGATCAGACGGGCTTGCAGGATTGGAACTCAACGCCTGTATTTGAGCCTGTAAAGCGGCTGCCGTCCCCTCAGGGGCGCTACCTATTCCGCGCTGAGACGGAACAAAATCTTGGCCGCCACCAACAGCAGGAGATGCTACTTCCTCATCACGCCTAGCCTGAGACTGTTGAGCGATCATCTTGCCGTATTCTGATTGATACATAGCGTCAATTGCTTCTTGTCCCACTGGGCTTGGGGCAGGGGTCATTTGTGATCTGGCAGGGCTTAACAAATCATCTACATTTCTAGGCTCAACAAACTCCATGCCTGCTGGGATGTCCCCTTGCTGTCTTGCAAAGATGTCAGCATATGCGTCTTGACTGTAAGCATCAGGCTGCATAGTCGCTTCCATAGTCCCTAGTGTCGGCAAACCAATCTGAGAAATCAGATTCTCGTTAAGTCCTAGCCTACGGATCTCTTGGGCGATCTGCTCGTCAGTCAAGCCTTGCGCCCTTAACTCTGCAAGCCTTGGGTCATCAAAAAAAGGCGCGGCTCTACCATCAGCCATCTGAACCACGCCGCCAGCATACATGCCCATAGGGGGCTGCTGAGGCATCCCTTGAGGCATGGCTTGTGGAGGCATAGGCTGCTGCATACCCTGCGGAGGCATGCCTTGAGGAGGCATAGGAGGCCCGCCAGCGAGAGCCTGCATCTCAGGCTGCGGAGCACCCATAGCAGCGATACCCTGCTGCATTACCTGATCCTTTACAGTGCCCTGATTTTCTTGACGTTTCTGAAACCGTTGACGCATATCACCACGCCGCTGTATCTCGGATACGACCAAGAACTGTGGGATTTGCCCTGTAGGTTGCTGAGCTTCCTTCTGCAAGGCTTGATCAGGCAGGCCTTTAACCATGTCTTCGATTTCTAATATGTTCACTATCAGCCTCTCATAGCGTTATACAGGCCTACACCACCGATACCGGAACCAAGCAATTGCTGAGCATCGCTTGGGCCACCGAATGTAGCTGTTGATGTGCCTGGTGTAACAGGTAGTCCCTGAAGCATCTGGCTAAAGAATGCAAGTTGCTCTCTTGGGAACGCCTGTTGTCGCAAGAAGTCTTGGTAACCCAAGTCAAGGCCACGCTGCTGAGAACCTCTTCTGATCTCGCCAGCCGCCTGCAAGTTACGCAGTCGCTCGTAAGCCATACGCTGCTCATCAGTACCTAACTGACCAAGGAGCCTTGATGCATCAAGCTGTTGGCCTCTTGTGGCGCGATCAGCTTCCATACCAGCAAACCCAAGACGGGCGCGTGTTTCTGCAAGCTGGGCGTTCTCTGCTCTTGCTCGCATACGAGCTTCATTCTCAGCCTGATTAACACGCTCTTGAATCTCTTGTGCGTTAAGACCAAGCCTTGCAGCTTCTTGTCTAGCAGACTCCTGAGCTTGGAACACGGCACGGTTTTCTTGCTGTTGTGCCAAACGCATCTGTTCGTTCTGGCTGAACTGATCCTGCTGGAATCGCTCTTGTGCTTGCCTTGCAGCGTCTTCTTGCTGTTGTGCAGTCATTCCCATCTCGGCAGCACGTTGTCTTGCTTGCTCTGATGCTTGGAACGCCTGCTGCTGGAACTGCTCGCGTTGTGCAGCAACATCAGCGGTCTGACCAAATGCAGATTGACGGAACTGTTCCTGAGCTTGTCGGGCTGCATCAGCTTGTTGCTGAGCGGTCATGCCCATTTCAGCGGCACGTTGCTTAGCCTGCTCTCCAGCTTGGAATGCTTGCGTATCTAGCTCTTGTTGTGAGCGCCTGCCTGCTTCTGTTTGCTGGAATGCTGCCTGTCTGAATTGCTCACGTTGCTGTTGAGCCTGATCTAGCTGACCAGCAGCGGTCAAGCCATACTGAGCCTCTTGTAGTCTAGCTGCACGGTCAGCCTCAAATGCTTGTTGTGCTTGATCGAATGCTGCTTGACCACCGCGAGTTTGTATGTCGGCAAGCTGCTGACCCAAGTTGCGCTCTCGCTCAGACTGCATGATCGCCTCACGATAACCACCAAGACCACCCGCTTGTGCTGCTGTTTGTGATATATCGGCCCCTTGGATGTCAGACTGACGCTGAGCTTCTCGTTTTTCTATGTCCGTCACCAACTGCTGGTACGGATTCATGTAAGACTCTAGCGTTGCGGGATCAGCTATGGTGCCTGCTTGAAATCCTGAGCCAAGATCCATTTCGCCAGTGTACCGAGATGCTATGTCTTGAGCCTGATAACCTTGACCCAGATCTCCTGCTTGATAACCAGGATCAAACCCGCCTGCTTGATAGCCACTTTCTAGCGGCCCCATATCAAAACCTGACTGACGCTCTCTGGCCTGATAACCAGGATCAAAGGTTCCGGCCTGATACCCAACACCACGTTGACCAGCGTCATACCCTTGACCTAAAAATCCTGCGTCATAACCTGCATCTATGTCTCCAGCACGATACCCTGAATACTGCATCTGGGGCCTAAAGCCCCCAGCGATATCCATGCCCATACCGACATCTTGAAAGCCCACATTAGCGGCAATGTTCGATGCGTCAGTGATCTGTTGAGGGCTTCCCGCTGCGGCCATCTCAGCCATGCCTTGCATACCGTACTGCTCAAAGGGATCGAACTCAGCGATACGTTGACCAGGAAACGCCTCATAAGGGCGTGTTGATTCGTATACGGTTCTACCTAGCAGTTCCTGAAAAAATGGTTCTGCATACTCAGGAAGATTTGTTTGTGTTACTACGCTCTCTTGAACGCCGCCTCCGCTACTACCCTTACCCATTATCAAAGCTCCTTTCGTAAACCACATACGATCTAGAAAACCCGTCCTGCTCAAGCCACTTCCAGAATCCCATTCGGGCTGTAGCTTCTATACCTGAGCAACCGTTATCTTTACCCCAATCCTTGAATCTTTCCAGCATATCCCAGACCCAATCATTGAAGTTGTCACCACCTAAAAACTGCACAACAACCATTCGCTTCTCTGGATACTGAATGATCTCAGTGGTGCCAACGCCATCTATGTTGTGATCTTCATCAAATGCAACCCACAACTGCTGGTTACCGTTCAGAATCGACGCATACAAAAACTCCATGTTCCATCGACCTTGAGACCTCTTCACTGCTCGAGCCAACTGATCCCTGACATCGGGCCAAAGGCTGTTTAAGTAGTTGGTAGGAACCATCGTAATGGTGTGAGTTATCTCTCTAGGCAAGTCTTTCCGAGAAACCTTTGGCTCTCTAGAAATGTCTTCTATTCTGCTTGCGTCAAACTCTAATAGACTGCTCATGCTGGCAATGCACCTCCGGCTTTAGCACCCAATGGTGCAGGTTGTTGCATAGTTCCTGTTCGATCTTGTCGAACACGATCCATCATACCCTCTAACTCTTGAACACCAGAGTTTGTATCACCATCACCGATGCCAGAAACAACATCGGCAGGGACAATGAATTCACCAGGAGACACAGCTACGGGTTGTTGATCACCGATCATTCCAGGAACTTGATCATCCATACCTTTTCCTTCGCCTTGGATGACACCTTCTTTCTGTGAATTAGGTACAACAGACTCAAGCACTTGTGACCTAAGCATTTGGAATGCTTCAGAACCAAACTCATCAATGAATCGGTTAATGACAACCTCTGCTTGCTCTTCAGGCAATCTGCCAAGTAGTGCCATAGACACCTGCTCTATGAGTTGCATAGCCATCGACTGATCCATTTGACCAGTGGTGTCACCACCTTCCTGCATGCCGTAAACATTCTCTTCTATTGAATCGTAATAGTTGCCGTACTCACCAGCGTCATAAGCGTCAACAATCTTTTGAGCCTCTATTCGGCTCTTGAGAGCCATTTTCTTGGGTCTTGGCCCCTCAAGAACCTTTTGTGCATCTCTAACTTCTTTGGGAATAGGCACAGACATACCGCTCATACCGCCACCCTTACCAACAGCGCCAATGCCTTGCAGTAAGGCTGGATCTATTGGTTGGGTTGCAGCGGCACCGCCTGTAATCTTTTCTAAAGCAGCCGTCGATTCTTCTGGTGTTCGATCTCTAAAGTAGCTGATCTCAGATTGAAACCCAGGTCTAGTGCCGACAAGCTCTTCTGGCTTGATCACCTCTGGCCCTCGAAGCTTAGACTGCCGCCCTGCTGGAGCACCGAATCCACCCATAGTGCCGATATTTGAAAGGTTGATGTCTCTAATTTGACCGCCTGAATCCATCTGAACAGGTTGTCTACCCATCATCTGTAGTTCTGCGTGACGGCGTTGGAAGTCATCTGGGTTTATAGAGGTGATACCGCCGCCCATCATTCCGTAATCACGACCGTATTCCTTGGAGTAATCAATGCCGTAGTCAGAGCCAGCTTGTCGGATAGAAGCATCAACAATGCCTTGAGCATCTCGAAGGTCTTGCTCCTTCTCTGCTGCTCGCTCACCGTACAGACGATCCATCTCGTCCTGCTGCCTGAACGCAGCACGTTGACCTTCGCCTACAGCTATAGGCACTGCTGACATTGGATTCAACAGACCTTTAGCGGAAGCACCAAGACCGCCTTCTTTTATAACCTCAAGTGGAGTCATTTCTGCGGCTTGTTGAGCAACAGCATCAGCACCCAGCCTAGCTGTTTCTGCTTGTGCGACAAAAGGATTATTTGCTGCGGTCAAAGCGTCAGGAGAAGCGCCTTTGGCTATCTCTTGTGCCTTGGAAACATTAGCTAACTTATCAGCCTCAGTTGCTGCTTTTTCAAAACCCTCAAGTCCTTGCAGGCTTTTCGCCCCTGCTTCAAAAGCTTTGCCTAAACCAAAGCCAGTGAGTCCAGAGACTAAGCCCTCTTTCAAATCACCAGTCACCGCTGTTGTCGCTAAGCCCGAACCTATAGCACTAGCCAAAGCTGTTTTACCAGCCAAAAGTCCACCCGTTCCTGCAAGGAACGTAGATCCTGCAAGGCTACCCAGCAGTGGAGCGAGGAAAGGCAAGAAAGCCTCCGGCTGTCCTGTCATCGGGTTGGTTGTGAGTTGCCCTGTGGGCGACAGAGAGGCTATACCAGCCACCTCTATCGGGTTCATGTGAACCATCATGCTGTCGCCGTATCGGCCTTGCTGGGCCATCTGCTGCGCCATAGGCTGCATTGGGAACATGTTTGGATTGTTCATTAGCTGGTCTCCACTCCAAAGAGGTTAAAGCTTACATTGGCGGCACTGGCGTAAACCTTAACCACATCTGCTTGAGAAAGGCACATCCCGATCACAACCGTTCTAGAGGTGGTTGCTGCGAGAGCTTCATCGAAAAATATAAATTGCTTGTCATCTGCTGACGCACCACCCACATGGATGCTCACCCTGAACGTGATAGCAGATCCGCTTCGGTTGCATATCACCAGTGAACTTACTGTGGTCTGGGCTAGATTAGGTGTCGTGTACAACGTGGTCGTTGTCGTTGCTGATACATCAACTTGACCAAGTACCTTGATAACGTCTGTCACGATGCACCCATCAACAAGAACTGGAACCTACGCATGGCAAGCGATCCCGTCTTGTCACCTTGAGTCTTGGCTTGAATCACATCGTTTTCAATCTGATCCATAGCTTGTTCGATTGTTCTGCGAGTGATTGCCTCATTACCGACATCGTATTCTGGGGCAGGCACCGGCAGTGGATTCTGTCTAGTCGCCATTACCGTCTACCGTCCTGTCTCATATCAAATCGCAAGTCACCTAGTCGCCACCCAAAGCCAGAGCCTGTGCTTTCAACCCGAACAACGGCATGCCTAGCTCGAGTCCTTATGTTTGATTGCGTGGTGCTAGGCGTAACAGTCGCAGTAGCTTGTGTTGTTGGGGTCTCTAAGGGGAAGTTGCTGCCCTTAATGGTGAAGTCGATTGACGCATCTTCTGTAGTTCCGCTGAACTTGAAGTCAGGGATTATCCTGCTGATCATCATAAAGCGATCACCTTCAGCAATCTCAAGGTCACCTGACTCCACAAACGCAGTCATGGCTGATCCGTCATCATCGAATCCGGTTTCTTGGTTGTACAGATAATTAGCATCTGTCACTCCAGTATTTACAGACGAGGCAATAGGGTTCGAAGCTTGCGAGTAACCCATCCATGCGCCCCGATCTAACGTCCCAACAGCCCAAAGGTTCTCTGCGTAATTGTACGATACATAGTTCGTAATCTCTGTGTCGCCTGTGCCCACTGGGTAGAACCATATGACCTCTGAGAAGTCATTGTTCTCGGCAGCAAACACCTTGAACGCTTGGCCCTTGTTGAGGTTAGAAAAGACATGCTCTTTTACGCTACACGGCAGTGGCTGGACTGACCCGTTGTAGACGTAGAAACCACCTGAATCCATGAAGTAGACCGAACCTCTAGCGTTTACCGCTGCGTTAGGTGAGATCATGGATATGTCAGTACTTAGCGTTGCAAACTGGAATGTGAACGGAGCACCCACAAATCGCATTGAGTGAAGGCTGACATCTGTAAACACAAGGATTTCTTGCCTTGTTTGAACGGCACCAACGATCTGAGAGCCAGAGTTTATTCGTACACCACCAGCAGTGTTTGTTGCTGTTGGCGTCCAGTCAGCAGCGTTCTCTTGATCTGAGAAGCGTATAAACAATGGATCAATGTTGGATGAGCCAATCGGGTTCGTGCCAAACGCTATAACGTGTTGATCTATATCAGAAACTAAAACCTGCAACGCAACGGTTGGCACATTAGATGCGCTTCCCAAAGCTGTAGCGTTGATCGCTCTAGCACCAGTACCAGAAGACTCATCCCAGTAGAAGATGCCGCCACCCCTGATGTTGAAGAGCAAGTCCTCACCAAAGTTATCCTGACTAATCAAGCGTAACTGACCGGCAGCAGCAACACTGCTAGAGCTACCCCAAGTGCCAGAACTCCATGTGCCAGCACCCCAGCCAGTGCCTTGAACAAATGTGTTTAGGCCTGTGTTGATCTGATACGCAGCTACTGTTGAGCTACCACCATTACCGCTATCGCTTGCGTTGGCGGTTACAGTCGCTCCGCTAGTATCTTTTGCCACGATGGTGAAAGTGTTTGTCGTGGGCACAGACGCAATTTGATACTCTTGATTCAAGACCGATGCGATTACATTGCCGCCCAAGGACGCTGCATCAGAGAAGGTAACGAAGTCATTGACCACCGCACCGTGCGCAGTCTCTGTGACGGTGATAGTTGAGGAGCCATCGGTGGCTGCAAAGGTCGCGTCACCCGCACTGGTGGTTAACCTGATCGGTGTGACATCGTTGTATCCAGAGCCTTCTGCTACATAGAACTTTAGATTGGTGCCAATCCCAATGTAGTTAATTGATTCAAGCGAAGACCAGTGATGGAGCGAACGGCACACACCAAGGAAGCTTTGATCAGAGTACTTAGTCCAACCGCCAATCTTTTCTACTCGGCCTTGCCTGAATCTGATCTTGTCAGAGTCAAACCAGCCAGCATCGGCTGTGTACTCGGTTCCCTCTTTGTTAACGCCTGGGGCGAACTGTACTTTCGCCAGAGTCATTTAGTATTGACCAATCAACGAAGCTAACCCTACAGGGCCACCCGTTGCCTTACCGACGTTCGTCACTGGTCTTATGTTTGGCGCTCTACCCATTCTCATTAAGCTTTCTGGCCCTTGAGATTGAAACCGACCTAAACTAGAAGACTGTGCGTTATTGCTGTCACCAGAAACTGCAAGCTGACGCAATGGAACAAATG